CCAAGCAAAGCTATCATAGCGGCTGGTATCAATGCTGTATTCGGTAAGCAAGTTGCTTACTCGGCATAATTAAACGAGTGGAGACGGGGGCCCCAGAGTCCCCGTTTTCGTAATTTGGTAACAAAAAAGGTTTTTTATGGTAACTAAAGAAACAGATATAGACACAAACGAAACAGATAAGACTTGGGAAAACGAAGCAAGTACAGATTTAAGTCCAATGGTCAGAATATCATTAAAAGAATACAATGAATTAAGAGACCAGACAAAATATATTACTGACCCTACATTAATTTCAGCAATAGACAAGTTGGAGTTTTTTGTAAAAGAATTAAGAAAACACATTGTCAGAAAATACTAGAGAAAAAAACAATAGATTTGTAATGACATTAGCAGAGGCAAGTAAAGGTAAGAAAATGACACGTAAAGTTGATACATATGAGTATCAATCTCTTGCTGATTGTATAAGAAGTGACCAAGTACCAGCGAGTGAGGTTGCAGAGATATTTACAGATAAGGCATTTTACAAGTGGTACAAAAAGAGATACTTAAAGAATTATAAATAGGATTACGAATTGGAGAAAATTATGGCAGAAAACGATAAACAAATTATGGAACATCAATCAAAATTAGGTATTATGCCTAAAGCGGCAATGGATTCAGGACAAGGATACGTTGGCTCTGGACAATTGTTGATTTCAGAAATTCTAACTAAAGTTAATAACGCTAAAGATAAAGCAAAGAAGATTCAGGTCTTGCGAGAGAATGATTCTAATGCTTTAAGAATGGTTTTAAAAGGTGCATTTGACCCTAATATAAAATGGTCATTGCCTACTGGTACACCACCATATATGGCAAACGAAGCACCAAAGGGAACTGAACATACTCTATTAGAGAATGAGTCTAAAAGACTATGGCATTTTGTAGAGGGAGCAGACCCCGAAACCACAAAAACACAAAAAGAAACTATGTATATCCAGATATTAGAGGGTCTTCATAAAGAAGAGGCGGAAGTCTTATTGAATATGAAAGATAAAAAACTAAACAAGGTATACAAAGGTTTAAGTGAATCGGTAGTGAAAGAAGCGTTTGGTTGGAACGATAATTTTGTAAAACCAGAACAAAAATAGAACATTTTTCACAAAAAACGTTGATTTTATTGACAAAAAAGTGCTTGACTTTATCGCACCGGTGGTATATACTGACCCTATAAATATTGATATAGGAGAAATACATTATGAAAAAGTTGATTTTTATGTTCTTTGTGTTCTATATATGGTCTTATGCCATATTTAACGCTACAAGAGCAGACGCAAATGAGTATAACACGGCAGTTATAGGTCACATTATACAAACAAAAGTTAGTGGCGGTTCTGTTGATACTTCAGTTTTAGAAGCTGAATTAGAAAAGTTGGCATACAACTTTGCTACAGAAATGACGTTTGTTATACAAAAACATTTACCCTATATTCTTGAAGGTATTGCTTCAGAATTGAGACAAGAATCTGATAGAGTATATAAATGTAAATTACTTGAAGGTAGCTCCTATGAATGTAAATAGTATATGCCAAAACTTACAAGTAAAAAACTCAAAGTCAAAAAACTCATCAAGAGAGGTGTAAATGCTTCTGGCGAGAGACAATATAAAACTACCTACAAAGCAATCAAAAAATATTTTAAAGTCATCAACGAAGGAATGTTTGGTGGCAAATTATCACCATTTAACGAAGTTGAAATCAAGAACTTGGCGAGACAAAAATGTGTCGGTCAAGTCAACATATTGGAGTGGAAGAGAAAAGGTACTAGAAGATACCATCTTGAAATGTTACCAAAGTATCCTAACTTTCAATACTTTCTTGATACATTGTGCCACGAAATGGTACATCTATATCAAATGCAGAATTTGGGCGACACAGGAAACCATAACGAGTTGTTTTGGTCGTTTGAAAAAAAGGCCAAGACCCTTGGTTTAGGGTTATAACAAGTGAGAGGAAAACTATATAATGAGAAAGACAAAAGAACTAGACCATCATCTAAAGCACATTATCAATAATGTGCCTATCAAACTAGAAAGGTTTGAAGATAGCAAAGAAAAAAAACTATGCTACTATACTGGTAATTGGGCTACAGACGTAGCGGCTAATTTTACCGAAAAACAATCAGAAAAAATATTTAAAAAAATGGCAAAGATTATGAACAATAATCCAAATGTTGTGTTCGTACAGAAACGTATGAGACCAATAGAAATTGGTACTTGGTCAGAGTATGGTGAGCAAGAGGCGTCCACTATATTAGGTTATGAATATTACGCAATAAAGAGGTAGTATGGTAAAAAAAATAAAAAAAGAAATATCAGAATTTCCGTATTCAAAAGTTTGGATGTGGACTAAAAGAGTATTGTGGTCTATATTAGTATTAGCAATAGTATATGGCGCAGGTACTTTTTATCCTAACCCATTAGCAAAGAAATGGGCAAATGAAGAGTTAAGACAAGAACATACGTCTTGGGCACAAAGTTTAGGTTTAGTGTCAAAGAAAATGAAATATAAAAACAAACAAGAGTTTGTAAAAGAACTTGGTTATTGTGTTGATTATATAAACTTTACAACACCAGTTGACAAAAGAGTGCCTATTGAAATGTTAGTAGGTCAGGCAGTATTAGAGTCAGGTTGGGGTACGTCAAGATTTGCCAAAGAAGCAAACAATTTATTTGGTATTAGAGTATTTAAATCAACAGCACCACATATGCTACCACTAGGTATGGAAAAATGGCAAGGTTGGGGTGTTAGAGTGTTTGAAACTAAATGTGATTCTGTAAAAGAATATATTAGATTACTAAATGAACACCCAGCATATGAAGACTTTAGAAAAATGAGAACTCAAATGTTGGCAACCAATCAACCATTAGACTCTAAAAAACTTATTAAAACTTTAAAAGCATTTTCTACAACAACCGATTATGCAGAAAGAGTTATTAATATGATGTCTAAAATAGAAAAAGTACAATCATCTAAAGAGTAATAAATAGAACTATGTTTATAATACTATTAACATTTTTATCGGCGATTTCTATATCTGTAATAGCCGCTGGCTATTCTATTATAGGTCTTGCAACGATATTTGCCGGTGCTTATATACCAATCATTGCTATGGGAAGTGCCCTAGAAGTTGGTAAGTTGGTAGCGGCCAGTTGGTTATATAATAATTGGCACAATGAATTAGTACCAAAAACTATAAAGGCATATCTAACAACGGCAGTTATAGTTTTAATTTTTATAACGTCAATGGGTATTTTTGGTTTCTTATCAAAGGCGCACCTTGATAGTGTACAACCACAAGCAAACTTTTCAATACAAACAAGTTTGATTGATAAACAAATATTACAAGAAGAACGTAATATAGAACGAGCAGAAAAAACTTTATTACAATTAGATAAATCAATTGAGGTATATTTAAATAATGAATATGCAACAAGAGGTTTAAAAGAGAGACGTAAACAAGAAGAAGAAAGAGAACTATTAAAATTAGAAATTAAAACAAGTACAAATAAGATTGCAGAATTATATAAAGAGAAATCTATAATAGAATTAGACCAACAAAAGATAGAGGCAGAGGTTGGTCCTTTGAAGTATATTGCAGAATTAATATATGGTGAAAATGCAAAAGACCATTTTGACGAGGCAGTAAGATACGCCATATTGGTATTAATATTTGTATTTGACCCATTAGCAGTATTACTATTGATAGCTGCTAACATATCATTAAGGACTTGGAAGAATGCCAGAGCAGAGAAAAAGAAAATTGAAGACGAAGAAAAGAAAAATGCAAAACGCCAAAAAGATTGGCAAAAAGAAGCCGCTAATGCAAAAGCTAGAGCGAAAGACTACCGAGATAAGCAAAAAGTTTATAAAGACTTTTTTGGTAAACTAGGTAAAAGAGATTTAAAGAACAGAGACTATGAAGATTTTTTTAGAGAAATGGGAACTAAAGAACTTCAGGATTTAGGTCTGGATCCTGACGCAATACGAATCAAACTAGACCA